TATAAAGTTTTCCAGCAATGAATCATCATCCTCATAATCGATCCTCAGATAATTCTTCATCTCTTCCACAGTTACGATCATCTGCTCACCTCACAATAAAGGCGGCAGATTTCTCCACCGCCCATTCATCTTACGCAGGCTCCACAATCTTCAGCGTGTACCTGGTCTCTTCATAACCATCAGCCCACAAAGTGAAATAATCTTTAGATTTCTCTGAATTATCACCTGCAAGCACAAGATCAGCCGCGACCCAACGGACAAAATACCCTGCATCCAAGGTGCACTGAGAAGCCTCAGTCACATCCTCAGCCGTCATCGTGGAACCATTATAGGAAAGCCCTGTAATAGGCGAAATACCAACGCCCAAACCGATACCAAGCCACTTATGAACTCCCCATCCATGCAAACCATCAAAATCCTTAAGGTTCTTCACCTTGTCAGACAAAGTGATCGTGATCTCATGAGTATCATTGTCCACAGCCACACTGGAAATCTTCCCAGTGTTATACTGACGATCCGCATGACCGGCAACGGTATCCATTACGGCTGAATAATGCATTGTGAAATAATCGGGCTTCATAAGACCTGCATTCTTCATCTTCAGAAGCAGTGCGTTAATGGCATTCACGGCGTTTGTTCCGCCTGTCGCACCTGTACCGGTTGCAGCTTCCTGATTAGGCAGAAGACCACCTGCCATCTTGCCGCCTTCATCAAACTGAAGCTTGCCGCCAATATGAGTGACATCGCCACCCTGCTCTGTATAATTCTTCGCGTTATAATCGCTCATCATTCACCTCCAAAATCCGGGCTGCCGCTTTTGCACGACAGCCCCATTCTCTCTTATCCTCAGTGCTTCATCTTAAGAAGCTGGATGCCCTCAGGAAGGATCACCTTGCCATCCACGCGCTCAGTTGCTACGAAACCGACCTGACCCTTAGAGCTATAGAGCTCGTTGAGTCTCTGTACAGTTCTGCCGGAACGATCAGCAATCCAGTAATTCTTGAAATCACCGAACGCAATAGCAAGAGCATCGGAAGCCATCGTAGGAGCATAAGGGCTGGTGTAAAGCTCATAGCCCAGAAGCTTGTCAGGCTCACCTGCCTGAAGAGAAGGCTGCCAGAGATATACGCCGTTGCCGTCCTTCAGCTTACGGATTGCCGAGATAGTCGCATCATTCATAAGCCACTTTGCATTTCTGCGGTAAGGGCTCTTAAGTGCATACACAAGGCTGAAAAGCTCATCGGCAGTAACGGCATTGTTTGCTGCTGCAGTGATACCAACCTGTCCGCCATTTGCGGTAAAGATACCGGTAGGCTGACCGGTTCCGGTACCAACGCAGAAAGCCTGCTCTTCAGCAATACCGAAAGCTCTCGCAAACTCATTTGCAATGTAGCTTTCAAGATCAAACATAGAATCCTGAAGAAGCTCGATGGAAACCTTTACAAGATCAGTGAGCTTGTAAGCATCAATGGTCTTCTGTGCAAAGGTAGGATCACTCTCGGTATAGTCACCGTTCTCAGCAGTCCACTGTGCCTCGGAATGAGAAGCTGCAACCGGGATCTTTCTCTCAGCACTTGTGGTAATGACCTTCGCAAGACCTCTTACCACGTTTGCTTCATCAAGCCCCATCACGATCTGACGCTCGAACTCTTCCGGAACGAGATAACCGCCGTCTGCCTGAACGCCCTCGGAAAGCACGTTATGAACAGGTCTCTGTCCACGGAGATGCGCTCCGAAATCTTCCTTATACGCATTGGAAGCACGACCGGTCTTCTCATCGACCTCCTGCTTTGCAGGTCTGCCTGTAAGAGGTGCATTCACAGGTCTGCTAAGCTCTGCTTCTCTCGCCTCAGCTCTCTGCTGACGGTCGATAGCAGCGGTAAGATCCTCGATTTCCTTCTCCATGCGGCTGTATGCCTCGCTGTCCTCAGCGTTAAGAACGCCGTTCTTATCCTCGTGGGTATCCACAAAGTTCTTTGCGGTCTCCCACGCCTTCGCCCTCTTCTGAATCATTTCATTGATAGTCATAATTCAAATCCTCCTTAAATGAATCTCTTGATAAAATTTAAGCGCTCCCTGATCTCATCAGCGGAACGCCCATCATTAACATTGTTTTCAGTTACCTCTGTTGCACCGGTGCAACTCTCATCTGGTGCTTTGATCCTGCACTTTGCAGCGATCTTATCCATCAGCGAATTAGTCACCGCAGCCCTGGAAAACATCATCGAAACATCAGGTGCCCCGACATCTTCCTCAGCCCTCTGCATAATCTCATCCGCAAAGCCCAGCTCCATCGCCTTATGAGCGTCCATCCAGGTCTCAGCATCCATAAGATGCGAAATCTTCGCTCTGCTCATACCGGTCTTGATCTCATAGGCATTCATGATGGAATCCTTCACCGCATCCAGCATTTCAATCGCCTTGTTCATCTCGGTCTTATCCCCGAAAGCGATAGTAGCCGGATTGTGGATCATCATCATGCTGACAGGACTCATAAGCACCTTTGTACCTGCCATCGCGATCACACTCGCAGCAGAAGCCGCAATACCGTCGATCTTAACAGTCACATCGCCCTTATAATCCATCAGCATGTTATAAATCTGAGCCGCCGCAACACAGTCACCGCCCGGACTATTGATCCATACCGTGATATTTCCGCTGCCTGCATTCAGCTCTTCCTTGAAAAGCTCAGGCGTAACATCATCGTCAAACCAGCTTTCCTCAGCTATAGTTCCATTAAGGAAAAGCACTCTCTCAGCCACCTCTTCGCCTGAAGCCTGGTCTCTGATCTTCCTGCTTTTCCAGTTCCAAAACTTCTTCATCGGACTCTTCATCCTCCTTTCCGTTATCAGGTTCCAAGTTGTACGCCGCACCGGCAGACACCAGCGGAACCATGTTTCCGTTTACCAAATACAGATCACCGCCATCTTCCTCCGGAATGCGGTCAAGGTTTTCAAGCTCACGGATATCATTTGCAGACATCCAGCCATTCTGCCTTGCCGTAGCATATCCACTCATGCGGCTCTGATAATCGCCTCTGAGCAAACCGTCCACATTGAACTTAAAGAAATATTTCTTCTTTTCATCCGGTGTAAGCAGAGCACGAACCATAGCCTGTTCCCATCTGCTCACCCAGGGATCCAGCGTGTACTTCACAAATTCAAGCGACTGCTGCTCAATATTGTTGAAGCTGCTCTTTTCCAGATCACCTATCATATGTGGCGGTACCCGGAAGATCCTTGCAATCTCATCGATCTGGAACTTCCTTGTCTCCAAAAACTGAGCCTGTTCCGGGCTGATGCTGATAGGTGTGTACTTCATGCCTTCTTCCAAAACGGCAATCTTATTTGCATTACCGCTTCCACCGAAAGTCGCCTGCCAGCTCTCACGAACCTTGCTCGGATCCTTGATCGTACCCGGATGCTCCAGAACACCGGAAGGTGCCGCACCATTAGCAAAGAACTTGCTGCCGTATTCTTCGGTAGCAATCGCAAGCCCGATAGCATTCTTAGCCATCGCAATAGGTGAATAACCTACAAGTCCGTCAAATCCAAGCCCAGGAATGTGAAGCACATCATGTGGTTGAAGCCTTACCGTCCGGCCAACCTTGTCAGTTCCTTTTCTGCCTTTGACATCATCGGAATCGTAAACGGTATATTCGTAATAGAGTCGTCCGTGCTCATCACGATCAACCTTCATCCGATCAGGCATCAGCGGATACAGAGCCACGACTTCGCCCTTGCCGTTCCTGATGATCTGGCTGTATGCATTGCCCCACAAAAGCAGGTGCGTCATCAAGGTCTCCCGGAATATGAACGAAGTCATCTCAGGATTCGGCTCATCATGGAGCAAAAAATAAAGCGGATGATCCACCGCTTTTTCCTTACCGCCGTCATCGGTATATCTGTAAAATTGTAAAGGCAGGCTCGCAACCGCCTCTGACAGTATCCTCACGCAACAGTACACAGCCGTCATCTGCATTGCAGACCGTTCTGTAACATATTTGCCTGAAGCAGTACCGCCCAGAAAGAACGAATACGAACTTCCTGCCGTTCTGTCTGTGGGCTTATCCCTGCTCTTAAACAAACCGCTCAGCATACCCATCTCAATTATCTCCTTCCAATGTTTTGTTTATGGCTTCAGCGATCACGATGAAGCCTATCATCGCAACTATGATCATACGGAATGCACCTCACAGTCTATCCCGGCTTTCCTTGCTTTCCGCAAGCAATCACCGGTTCCCCTGCTCATGCCATCCCAGAAAAACACAGCCTTGCTGTCATGTCCGGATACGAATTTCACCATTTCAGAGTTTCGTATCGGACCGGCAGCCCTTCCGTTGACATCCCAATGGGCTGCAAACTCACGGCATTTTAGGCCTCGATCTAAAGCATACCGCCTTGCAAGAGCATCCGTGCCTTTCGCGCCGCCCTCAACGATCTCAACCTCATTCGTTATACCGCTCAGGCTTTCATCAAGCACTTTGCAGAACCTCTCATAATCCGTAAAATCTCTTTTCCCGGAAACAAGAACATAAAACATATATCAACCTCACCTACCGTTTCGGTACCTGCCATGGTCAGAACACAATCAATCCGCGGCTGTCATAAACGGATTCGGATTTATCATTTCCGCACCGTATCGCCCTGTCCAGTCCCATGATTGTTGCAATAGCGCCATCAATCTTTTCCGTGGACTTTTCCTTATCCGCCTTGATATTGCCAGCCGGATCCTGACGGATGAAAATGTTATCCATCATCCAACGTAATACCGGATGACCGCCGTGCGCTATCCTCTGTTCCAAAGTCAGTTTCATCAGCTCTTTTGTCGGCGGACTCATATCCTTAAAACCCTGTCCGAAGGGAACCACCGTAAAGCCCATGCCTTCAAGGTTCTGAACCATCTGCACGGCTCCCCACCGGTCAAAAGCAATCTCCCGGATGTTGAACCGCTCCCCAAGGCTTTCAATGAACTTTTCGATATATCCGTAATGCACCACATTCCCTTCCGTGGTCTGGATAAAGCCCTGTCTCTCCCAGACATCATAAGGAACATGATCGCGCTTGACTCTTAAATCCAAAGTTTCTTCCGGAACCCAGAAATAAGGAAGCACGATGTACTTATCCTCTTCATCAAGCGGAGGAAATACAAGTACAAACGCCGTGATATCCGTTGTGGAAGACAGATCCAGTCCGCCATAACAGACACGACCTTCCAACTCATCTTCATCAACAGGGAATGCGCACGCATCCCATTTCTCCATCGGCATCCAACGCACCGACTGCTTCACCCATTGGTTCAGCCTTAACTGGCGGAAAGCATTCTCTTCGCCCGGATTCTGTCTTGCAGAGTCACAGGCCACCTTTACCTTATCAATCCCGACCGTAATACCCAGCGAAGGATTTGCTTTAGCCCATACCTTTGGATCAGTCCAGTCTTCATCTTCGTCCGCACCGTATATCACGGAGTAAAATGTAGGATCAATCTTCCTTCCACACTCAATATCCTTAGCCTTCTGATGTATCTCATAACAGATGGAATTGGTATCATTCCCTGCGGTTGTGATCAGGAAGTAAAGCGGCTGCATTCTGGCATCGCCCGATCCCTGAGTCATAACATCATACAGTTTCCTGTTGGGCTGTACATGCATTTCGTCCATTATCACGCCATGTGTATTAAACCCATGTTTGTTTGAGACATCAGCACTTAAGACCTGATAAACGCTGTTCGTCGGTTTGTATATGATTTTTTTCTGCGATTCAAGGATCTTCACCCTCTTCATCAGTGCCGGACACAGCCTGACCATATCTACAGCTACATCGTAGACAATTTTCGCCTGGTTTCGGTCAGCAGCGCATCCATAAACCTCTGCCCGTTCCTCATCATCCCCACATAAGAGAAGTAATGCGACTGCTGCCGCCAATTCTGATTTTCCGTTCTTTTTGGGAATTTCAACATAAGCAGTATTAAACTGCCTGTACCCGTTTTTCTTAATAACTCCAAACAGATCACGGATTATCTGTTCCTGCCACGGAATCAGCATAAATGGCTTTCCTGCCCATATACCTTTTGTATGGCTCAGACATTGAATGAAATTCACGGCAAAATCCGCACGCTGTTCATCATAATGTGAGTCTTTCGCCATAAATTTTGTTGGAGTGTAATCTTTCATGATATCGCCTCCATAAGATCACGGTTAAGTCTCGCATACTCACCATATAATGAAGCTGCAGCTTCATCCCTTGCCAAAGCTGCTCTTTCCGCAGTTTCGTAAAGTCCGAGATATTTTTTCTTTCCGTTGATATGAATGTATGCCTCATATTTTCCGCAGGATTTCATTTTGCTGACACCGTAATACCCAGTAGTGTTAGTTTCCCTCAGTTTCTGGTTGAACATGTTTTCCTGATGGGAACAGATCCGCAGGTTGCATTTTCTGTTATCAAGCTTGTCGCCGGAAATATGATCAACATCACCCTCATCATCGGCCTTCATGATCAGCCGGTGTAACGGAAACGTCCTGGTTCCTCCCGGTTCCCTTCTGCTTGTATGCGCAACAGGATAGCCTCTCTTCCCTAACGCCCAGCTATACTGCGATACTTCATCAAAATCATCCTTATCAACAATGAAAAAGGAACCATCCCGAAAATAAATCCGGAAATGGCTCCCATCTACTGAAAGCTCATATCTATTATTCATTTTAATTCCTCAGTTCTTTATCCCTATGACAAGCAGAGTGACGTGTCCGGTATCCTGAAGCATCTGCCTCACCGTCCGTATCGTCTGCCCCGTTGTCACGATATCGTCATACAAAATGACATTCTGCTCTTTCGGTTCAGTCTCCATTGTGAAATCAGGCTCGATCCTGTTTCTGTTATCAGCGGAAAATGCGTCCATATAAAAAGGAATGCCAAGCTTCTCAGCCGCATTCCTGCAAATCTCCGTTGAAAAATGGAATCCCTTCTTATGCCTCCGTCTCGGTGTAGTGCAGATGCACCATCCGCCTTTAGCGATATTCATACCCAGAGTTTCTTCCAGATAATCACAAAGGTTCTCAGCAAAGGTCTCCACATTACCGGGATCCTCTTTTATCTCTTCAAGCGGTTTCCCTTCTTTCCCTACTTCATAGAAAGTGGTGTACATGATACCGCCGTGGGTATGCTGCTTGATCTTCTTTTTCAGATTGCAGCGTTTTTCCGTCACAGCCCAGCTCTTGCGTCTCTTCCCAACCTCAGATACATCAAAACCGAAATCAGCCATATCAAAATCAAACGCTTCAAGGGCATTCAGCTCTTCCATGAGAAAACCGTCATCCCACTTCGATGATTCGGATACCTTGTTATCCGCAAGCCTGTATGCCCTTGCCTGCTCAGGCGATAACCCTTTTGCATAAAGCACCGGCACCTCGGTCAGCCCCAGCTTCTTTGAAGCCGCGTATCTGGTATGACCTGCAAGGATAACCCCGTCGCCGTCAACAACTATAGGTTGTAAAAAACCGAACTCTTTTATGCTTTCCGCGACCTTCGGGATGGACTCACTGTTATCCCTCGGATTTTTATCATATGGTTTTATGTTGTCTATACCGACCCATTTTATATTTTCCTTACACAT